TTAGACCTCGTATATGAATGTTGATATTAGACCATTCGTAAATTGAATGCTTATAACTTTTCTATCACGAACGGTTATTTTGGTAATCAAGCTATTAACAAATTCTTTTATTATGTCTCTGCCAACACGCTGTATTAATGATTTCATGTTTATATTTCCTTCAATTATTTCTTTTGAAAGTTCTAGTGTTGCAGTATTTAGGAAAAAGTTAATATTATATGTTGAAGTGGAAATTGTAGCAGATGATTTTATCTTTGCATCAATTTCCTTTATTTTTGTATTAATAATATTTTTCTTAAGTATATAATCTTTTTCAGACATTTCTTTTTCATCATATAGATATAGATTTTCAAGTCTTTCTAATGCTCTATGTTGTTTCTTTAAATCAGCATCTAATTTATTTAAATCAATATCGGATGGCTTACTAATTTTTTGTTTAGTGGGTGCAAAAGTTTTACTTGAAGTATTATAAAAAGAATTAAAAATATCATCAATTTCAATTATTCCTTTTACATCATTAAAAGAATATCCTGAAAGTAAATTCTTTTCAATATCTTCAGGAGATAGTTTTTTGTAAGTTTTAGATAATTTAATCATATTTGAAATAAAATTTAAAGTGAAATTACCTATAATTGTATCGCTTATTGTTTTTTGATTGCAACCTAGATGGTTATATCTACTTGAGCATGTATATATGCTTGGAGTATATCCATCTAAACTTGTTTTATCAGATTTAGAATAAAAGCTTTTGTGACATTCTCCACATTCAAGTAATCCAGCAAAAATATGTGTTTTAGACTTAGCTCTGAAGCGAGCACTGTTTTTCTTTGCATTTTCATCAAGAATATTATTACACTTAGTCCATAAATCCAAAGCTATTATAGGATCGTGGTTATTATCTAAAACAATCCATTCGTTTTCCTTCTTCTTTTTACCACGAGCAGATTCTCTAAAATTATAACGGTATGTTCCTTTATAAAAAGGGTTTCTAAGGATATCACCAACAGTTTTAGTTGTCCAACTACCATTCCTTTTAGTCTTTATATTCTCTTGATTTAAATATTTCATTACAGCAGAGGTTGATTCAGTTTCTAAATATTTATTATATATTAATTCAACTGTTAATCTTTCTTCATCATCTATTATTGGGAATTTGATAATTTTATCCCATTTGTAGCCAAGGGGGATTGGAGCACCATTCCATAAACCTTTTGTAGCACGATCAAGCATTGTTGCTGCAACTCTTTCACCAGTAAGTTTTCTTTCAAGTTCTGCGAAAACAAGGATTATTTTTAACATTGCTTCACCCATGGCGCTACTAGTGTCAAACTGCTCATTTTTACTTATAAAGGTACAGTTATATTTTTTAAGCTCATCATACATGGAACAGAAATCTAATAAATTTCTTGATATTCTATCAATCTTCCAGACAAGCAAATGACTAAATTCACCTTCTTTAATTCGATTAAACATATCTTTAAATGCAGGTCTATCTGTATTTTTTCCACTATAGCCAGCATCTTCGAATACAACATAATTGTCTATTCCAAGTATTAGCTTAGAGTAATTAATTAAATCTTTACGTTGAAGAGGTAAAGAGTCTTTATCTATTTGATGTGAAGTTGATACTCTAACGTAAATTGCACTTTTCTTATTCATTTTTCCTCCATATTTTTAAAGAGCTATGAATATCATAACTCTTTAAAATCTTTAATAGTATTTTTTATTGAGCATCTCTGTTATTGATCTTAATAACTTTAGAAAAATTAATTATATTATTTTCATTTTTTAATGTTCTTATAGTTAAATTATTAATATCAGCTTGTAAATCATCAATCTTATCTGATAATAAATTAATAGCTTCAGTATTTTGTTTATATCCATCAAATAAAGCTTCAATTTTAGGCTTGATATCATTTTCAATAGTAATATTAGTTTTAGTTACTTCGGTCTCAACGCTATTAAGTTTATTCTCAACAGTATCAAGTCTACTTTCAACTTTATCAAGCCTTTGATTTACAGAAGAAAACCCTTCTTGCATTTCCGAATACATTTTAGTCATAAGTTCAAACATTTCATTACTTTTATCCATAATTAAAATCACCACCTTGCATAATAGTATAAACTATAAAACTAACAATTTAAAATCAATATATAAATTTTCATATATATTAACTTTTACTTTATCATTGAAAGTATATATATCAGGCATACCATAACCATTATCAGTTAATGTGTATACTAAGATATTTTTCTTCATTGGATTTACAATCCAGTATTCTCGTATCTTAAATTGTTCATATAAATTTAGTTTTCTAACATAGTCGTTACTTGGATTAAACGGAGAGATTATTTCAATAATCATATCAGGAGAACCAGTGCAGCCCTTATCTGTTAATTTATTTTTATCGCATATAACAGATATATCAGGCTGAACAATATTTTTACTATCATTTGAATTTTCGTTTTCATCAACTAAAACAACATCAAATGGAGCTGGATACACTTTACATTCACCATTATTTGATTTTATATAATTTCTAATTTCGGCTGAAAGTTCCATTATTAGTTCTTGATGAATTCGACTTGGAGCTGGAGACATTGCACATATCCTCCCATCTATAATTTCTACAATTTCATCATCTGTAAATTTTAAATAATCACCATAAGTATAGACTTTATTACTTATAGGGCTTAATGCCATAAGAAAACCACCTTTCATTCTTAATTATTGAAGGGGATACTGTCACGATATAAACTATCAGGACACATATCAATATCATCATTCCAGGCAATAGTATAGTTATAAATAATATGAACTTTATTAAATAAATTTTTATCTTTAAGTGGTTTATAAACTGCTTTGTCAAAAAGTGATTTAACATCAAAAAGACGTTTTTCATGATTACTAAATTCTATCGATAACATCTAGTTATCTAATGGATTAACTGAAATTATTGATAATAATTCACCTTTATTTATAATATTGCTCATAAGATCACCTCTAAAATTACTTTAATGGTTCTATTTTATAATTTTTAAATGATCCCTTATATCAAAAACATCTTCTTTAGTTCTAAATTTTGTTAAATTTGCTGTCTGATCATAAATAGAATCAATTTTATTTTTTATTTCAGTTATATCAGACTGCATACTTTCCTGATTCTTTATAATTTGGAGTAATAAAGATTCAATTTTATTATTATCCATTCATTTCACGACCTTTGGCTTTCATATTTAAGCGCCTTTTGGCTTTTCTGAAGCTGATGATATTTGCCCTTTTTGTTCGGCCTCAAGTTCTTTACGATAGGATTCAACTTCATAATCAATATCATTTAATTCAGAACTTTCAGTAGTAGCAGCTTCTTCAGTGTTTCTCATTTGTTTTAAAACACTATGTTTAAAACTATTCATAATTGAATTTCTAAGATCTTCAGGTATTTCAAAATAACTTTTTATAAGATCAAGTTCTAGTTGAGTTGCGCCTTTAGATTTAATGTATTCATCTAATGAAAAAGTATCTGATTCAATTTTTTCAGATCCAGTACCATTTAATAGCCACTCTTCATTTATAGAAAATTCTTTACTAATTAACTTTATTAATGAAGTTTTTTGCTCAGGCTTTGCAAGTCTATTTAATTCTATATTAGAAATAACAGAACGTGTAACACCTAGCCTTTGTGCAAATTCATTTTGTGTTAAATTTTGATCATTTCTTATTTTTTTTATTCTTTCATGCATATCCAACAATACTCACCTCCTAATAGAAATACTATCATACAGAAATGTGTTAGTCAACGCAAAAATAACAAAAAAATACATTCAATGTGTTGACAGGAACAATTTTGGATATTATAATGTATTTATCAACACAAAACTAATAAATAAATGTGTTGCATGCTTAAATAAACACATCTTTAGATAACGAGCGACTACAAAGTCTATGTAGTATAGTCCAGTTCGTAAAAAGTTAGTAGAAGAAAAAATTAAAATATATAAATAACAAAAGGAGGATAAAATTATGGAAGTTATTTTAAAAAAAGAAGATAAAAAAGAGACAAATGAAATCTTTGAATTTATTAAAACCTTAAATCCTGAAGAGCAGAAAGCTTTTAAATATGTTATTGATGGGTTTAAGATTGCTAGAGCAATTGGAAAGGGGGTGAATTAGTTGGATAATGAATTAAAAGAACAAATTATAGAAACATTAAAAAGTTATTTAGAATATTCAGAGACTATGTTTGAAAGTGTAAAAAAAGATATAGAAAATGGAGAAGAAATATCTTCTGAACGTGCTAACAATATAAATGATTGTGTAAGAACAATACATCATATTGTTAGCATCGTTGAAAAAGTAAAAGAAACTGCTCCTGAAGTACCAGTTCAAGAGCAGTGGTGGGAAAAAGTTAAACTAGGATTTGCAGAAGAGATGGCTAACTATGTAGCCAGTCGTGGTAAAGTGCAAGAAGATCTAAAGTAATTTTTGCATTATTTGCTAATATGCTTTTTAAATCTTCTGGATCTAAGGAATTTAAATCACATTTTTTGAAAGTTGATTTATTTACAATAGTCATGAAAGTTTCTTGATCAATAGAAGATAAAAAATCATCAAAGTCTTTAGTCATAAATAAACACCTCCTTTCAACATAATTTTACCATAGTTGGAATATTAGGTGTAGATTTTAGGGGTGAAAGGGGGGGGGAATTAGGTGGAAAAGGAAAAAGAAACTGCTCCTGAAGTACCAGTTCAAGAGCAGTTATCAAAATATAATGAAATTCATGTAAATAGTAATGAATTTATAAAATTAATTACTATGTTGCAAGTAATATTGAAACCAATAAATTTTGACAAAGATACCGATATTATAATCAATTACAAATTAAAATCACAAACTATAGTTTTTGAATATTTTAAATCTGAGTAATAATGGCATTCTTTGGCCAATGAACTAATTCTTCTATAGGTATAGAAGAATCCCAAAATACTTCATATAGACCTATATTCTTGAAATCTACACTAAGAATAAAACATAGATTATATTCACAGAAATATGAAAATTACTATTTTGTAAATGAATCAGAAGGAATTTATAGCCTAAATGGCATTAAAGTAAGAGCACCCAATTAATTTTTTTACAATGTAATGTAATTCAGTTGAATAAATGGGGGAGTGAGGACATGGAAAATAATAAAACAGAAGAAATGACAGTAGAAAAGGCATGGGACATTTTACACAGTAGAGGAATTTACACTATTGAAGAATTAGATGAAGAACTAAAGAAAACTAAGTTAGAAATAGGAATGTTCACAATGCCTTTTGCAAAAGAAAATGTAAAAGAAGCTTAATAATATATTTGGAGGGTTAAGAATGAAAAGTATAGGAATTGTAAGAAAAGTAGACGAGCTTGGAAGAATTGTTATTCCAATGGAATTAAGAATAACATTAGGAATAGCAGAAAAGGATGCAGTTGAAATATTTGTAGATGGAGAACAAATAATAATGAAGAAATATAATCCATCATGCATATTCTGTGGAGAAGCAAGAAATGTAATTAGTTATAAAGGGAAAAATATTTGTACAGATTGTTTAGACGAAATTAAGAATCGTAAATGATGGGCAGGTGTGAAGTAGTATGTTAAATCCATATGATTATTATATTACACCAGAAGAATATGAAATTGCAAAAGCAAATGGAATATGTAGAGCTACTTTAGAGGATAGAATAAGAAGACTAGCATGGGATAAGGAACAAGCCATATCAATGGCTCCAAGAAAGCAGAGAAGAATAGATAAACGGTTTATTAAGATTGCTAAAGAAAATGGAATTTGTTACTCAACGCTTAAATATAGAATTAATATTATTAATTTAGATCCAGAAGTAGCAGCAACTAAGAAACTACAAGATTATAAAGAGCGAGCAAAGATTATGAGTGAAAGGAATAGAAAATATCCTGCTGAATATCGAGAATTAGCAAGAAAAAATGGAATTTCAGAGAGAGCTTTTTATCATAGATTAAAAAGTGGATGGAGTATAGAAGATGCAGCGACTATACCATTAATGACACGAAGTCAAATTGGGAAAATGACAAAAGAAAAGAATAAGAAATATATAGATAGATTGTTTTTAAACAGAAAGAAAAATGTTAATATATGAAAATTTTGAAGACACAAAAAAATGTGCTTTGCGACCAAACATAAGCACATTCAAAAGTTATGAGACTATACTCAACATAATTTAATTATAGTCTCATAACTAAATAGTGTCAATTTTTTTGAAGCTTTTTTAAGGTTTTTATAGGGCTTGTAATAGGTATTATTATCTGGGGCACCTAATATTTTACAAAATATACTGAGGTAGAAATATGAAGAAGAGACTATATGATAATTATGATTATGAAAATATATATGATAAAGATTTAAAGAGTGAAGACTTAGAAGATTTAAGAATAAATAATAATTATGTTTATGTAAGGAAGACAGTAAAAAGTAAAAAATATATTGAGTGTTCTATATATCCATCATGGAAATGTAAATGTGATATGCCACGGGCAAAAAAGAAAAAAGAAAGTAGTAAAAAACAAAAAAAACTAAATTTGAAAAATAGAATTAAGAACATTACAAGATATCTACATGCTAATTTTACTACTGATGATTTATTTATTACATTAACTTATAGGGACATGAAAGGTATAGATGAAGATAGGGCATATAAAGATATAACAAATTTTATAGGTAGAGTAAGAAGATGGATGAAAAGAAACAAGATAACTAAAGAACTTAAATACATGTATATAATCTCATATGATAATGACCCAAATTCTGAAAAAAAGATAAGAATACATCATCACATAGTAATTAGTGGAGTAGATAGAGATGTAGCAGAAAAATTATGGGGTAAAGGTATAGCAAATGCAAGAAAATTACAAGAAGGAGATTTTGGATTCAGTCAATTAGGAAAGTATTTTGCGGAGCAGGAGCAAAACCCTAATGAAAAAAATAATATAACAAAAGCATCAAGAAGAGGAAAGCGATTTGGACATTCTTTAAATTTAAAGAAACCCAAAATAACAAAAGATAGAACAACACTTACCAGAAGAAAAGCTGAAATTATAGCTGTAAATGAAAATGATTATAAAGAATTTTTTGAAAGTAAATATCCCGGATGTAGATTTGTAGATTGCAAAGCACATATAAGTGATGATTTTGCTGGAGTATATTTATACGCAAGATTGATTAAAGAAGAAGAGGTGAAAAGGGAATGAGTGAAGCAAGTGAACAGGCAGCATTATTTCAATGGGCACAATTAGCAAGACAAAAGTATAAAGAGTTAGAACTTTTATACCATGTTCCTAATGGTGGAAAGCGTGAAGCAAAAGAAGGAGCAGCATTAAAAAGGCAAGGTGTAAAAGCTGGTGTACCAGATATATGTTTGCCAGTTGCAAAAGATGGATTCTTTGGATTGTATATAGAGTTAAAAGTAGGAAGAAATAAGACAAGTCCCATGCAAGAGATTTGGATTAAAAGATTACGAGATATGAACTATAAAGTAGAGGTTTGCTATGGATGGAATAATGCTAGAGAAGTTATAGAGAGTTATTTAGATACAGAAGATACTTTGACTAAGATACTTTAGTTATAAAATTTACAGGGGGACAAGGTATGAAATATAAAAAAAATGACACCTCATGAATTTGTACAAAAGACAGTTAGAGATATTGAAATTAAAAGGAAAAGAGCAGAAGAAGGAAAGAAACAAGCTGGAATGCATTGGGCAGAAAATAAAGACAGAATACAAAGGCGATTATCAACATTTAAGATGATTAATGAGTTCAAATTTAAAAATAAATATGAGAAGAGGTTTTTTTAATGAAAGTAATTTCAATTATTAATTTAAAAGGTGGAGTTGGAAAGACAATAACTAGTATAAACATATGTAATATATTAGCTGTAAATTATAACAAAAAAGTTTTAATTATAGATAATGATAAACAAGGAAATGCAAGTAAGTTTTTTGAGGTATTTAATGAAAATGAAGAATGTGGTACTGCAAAAATGTTAGCAGATGAACGTGTAAGAGCAGAAGATGCAATAAGACAAACTAAGAATTCTAACATTGATATTATAACTGCCAATATGGGACTTTTTGTTGAGAATTGGCAGTTAAGTAAAGATGATGAAAGCGAAGATAAGTATATTAAATATAAACAAGTATTAGATCAAGTAAAAGATAAGTATGATTTTTGTATAATAGATAATCCTCCAGATATTGCATTAAATGTAATAAATGCATTAGTAGTTGCTGATGATGTAATAGTACCAATTAAATTAGATGAATGGGCACTTGATGGTCTTGATATTATATCTGAAAAAATAGAAGAAGCAAAAACATTTAATAAAAATATTAAGTTAATGGGATGTCTAATAACAGTATTTCGAAAAAATGATATTAATGTTTTAGCAGAGGAGTGGATAAGAGAAAAAACTGAGTACCCAGTATTTGATACAAAAATAAGATATACAGAAAAAGTTGATGAAAGCATATTCTTTCATAAAGGGATTACGGAGCATAGCAGAAGATGCGGTGCTGCTATTGATTACCTAAAATTTATTGATGAATATTTAAATAAAATCAAGGAGGAATAATACATGGCTGTTACTGGAAAGTTTACTTTAAACGACATAATGAAAAATAAGTCAACTAATGATAAAGATATTAATATCACTGGATATAGAACAATAAAATTAAGTCCATATGATGTTATACCTTCACAAAGTAATTTTTATAGTCAAGAAAATATTGAAGAATTAGCAGATACATTTTTATTGGTAGGTCAACAGCAGCCTACAGTACTGGGGAAAGTTGATGGAGAGTTCAGAATTTTAAGCGGACATAGAAGAAATAAAGCTAATATATTCAATATAGAACGAGGATATAAGCAATTTGAAAAAGTTGAGTACTTGTATAAAGAAATGACAGAAGCGTTTTTTGAACTTTCACTTATAGTAGGAAATGCATTTACAAGAAAGTTGACACCTTATGAAGAGGCAGAACAAATACAAAGGTTAAAGGAAGCATTAATTAAAGCTCGTGATGAAGATGGGTTAGAGATAAAAGGTAAGTTGAGAAATATAATAGCCGAATTACTCGATATTAGTAGCACACAAGTAGCAAGAATGGAAGCAATTAATAATAATTTAGTTGGAGAAGCAAAGGAACAGTTTAAAGATGGAAAATTAAACACTACCTCTGCATATGAAACAAGTAAATTATCAGCGCAAGAGCAAAAAGACATAGCGCAGAAAGTTGCGAGAGGTGAAGACGTTAAAGCTAAAGAAATAGCACAAATGGTTTTGAATAAGAAAAAATCTGAAATAGAAAAGGTGTCCGAATCGGACACCAAAGAAAATGAAAATTTGGCAATAGTTGATTTGGAAACTGGTGAGATAGTAGAACAAAAGACACCTAATTATTTAAATGAAAATATACTTAACATAATACAAAAAATGTCTTTAAATGAAATGGCAGATTTTATATGCAGTAGATGTAATGGCGGAAATGGGTGTGCTGGTTTTTGCGATTTAGCAATACAGTGTACAGAAGAAAATAAACATTCAACATGTATTAAGTGGCTAAGTACACAAACAATTATTTAATATCATTTATTTGTTGACTGGTTAAATAGCAATTAAGAGAGGTAAAATCCTCTTCATTACAATCAAAGATGGAGGGATAAGAAGTGAATAAAGTAGTTTTAATAGGAAGATTAACTAAAGATCCTGAACTTAGATTTACACCTGGAAGTGGTGCAGCGGTAACAACTTTAACATTAGCAGTTGATAGATATAATCCAAAGACTAACCAAAATGAAGCTGATTTTATTCCTATAGTAATATGGGGTAAACAAGCTGAAAATACTGCAAATTATATGAGTAAAGGCGGACAAGTTGCTATTAGCGGAAAAATTCAAACTAGGAGTTATGATGCTAAAGATGGTACTAAGAGATATATTACTGAAGTAGTAGCAGATCAATTTGGTGGTGTTCAGTTTCTAGGGAATAAGGGTGAAGTAAATCAGAATAATGGTTCTAACAATTTTGGAAATATGAATCAAGACATATTTGAAGAGGATATAACACCAGTAGATGGAGGGGACATGCCTTTTTAACAATGGAGGAATAGTATGAATCCACAAGATATAATGGATCAAATTAAAAAGGCACAAAGAGAACTTAGTGAATTGAATACAAAGTTGTTTAGGTATGGACAGGAAAAAGAGTATGCAGAGCAGCAATATAAAATTCAATTAAGTAAGAAGCTGTTGCAGCTAAGAACTGAAAAATGTGCAACAACGATTATTAATGATATAGCAAAAGGTGATGAAAGAATAAGCAACTTAAGATTAAAAAGAGGATTAGCAGAAAATAAGTATACAGTATGTCAGGAAGCATTAAGAAATAAGAGGTTGGAACTGGATTGCTTAAGAAGTTTATTGACATGGCATAGGGTAGAACTTAATAACAGTTAATTTTTTACTTATGAGTGGATAAAATTTTTAAAAATGTATATAAGGGGTATTGAAGATGAAAGAGAGAGAAACAGAACTATTAAGGGAAAAGATGTATGATTGTATTTTAAAATATGGAACTAATGATAATAGGACAATTTTAGCAAGTCAGAAATTAGATCCTTATGTAACAGAGGAGCAGAGAGAGTATGGGAATAATTAAAGATATAGTGGATAAAGTTGCACCAATAGCACAAGAAAGAATTGAAAAAAGAAGGAATAGATATTAAACAAGCTGTTGAAGAGGAATTAATAAAATTAAACTATTTAAAAGATGGTGATTCAAGTGCAAAAAGAAATAAAGCCAAAGGAATATGAATTTTCAGATGCATATAAGAAAGCGTTAGAAGATGGTGACATAATAATTACAAGTTTAAAGTCAAAAGATAAATATAGAATTGAAAATGTAGAGGGAAAAACAAAGCTAAAATTTTTTAGCTCAACAATTGATAACTGGAGAAATTGTCCATTTATATTAGCTGAAGAAATATCAAATAAATGGATATTAGAGAAGAATGGAGTTGTTGAATATGAAAGTTAAAGAATTAATAGAGTACTTAAAGAGAGAAGACCAAGAAGGAGAAGTATATATAGAATGCTATAGTCAAAATAAAGGTTATGAAATTGATGAAGTAACTAATGGTGTGGATGAAAATCAAAATCCTATTACAGCTATATTTATTAATCCAATAAATGAACAATAGTCAGAAAGGGTGAAGAAAGATGGAAGATAATAAATTAGTATTTTATAACATGGGGATAATAGAGAGTAATGAAATAATGTTCAGATATGCTATCAAGCAAGAATTTGGAATTGAAAGCAATGATTTAGAGTTAGTAGTTGGAGGCTTTAAATTCTTATTTGATAGTAAAACTAACACATATATAAGAGTTGAATTTATGAGTAATGGAAGCCAATTAAAGACAAGCATAATCGGAGAAAGAGCAGAAGATGTTATGGCAGTATATAATGCATTTGCTAGTAGATTTTTTGATGAAAGTGAGGTAGAGCAATAATGTGGGGAATATTTTGTGAAGATGAATCTAATGCAATAGTTAATTGTGATTTTTGTGGTTGTTGTTTAAATGATTTAGATGAGAATTTAGTAGTTGGGACTACATATAGAGATTGTTACGAATTGTTTGAAGCGGACTTTGATAGAATAGAAAGTGAGGTAGAGCAATGAGTGAAGATTTAAAAACAGGACATTATGTAGGAACAGTTAAAAAAGAATGTTCCTCGGATATAAAAGCATTTGCTGGGTTAGAATTATTGGTAATGTATTTTACAGGTGATAAAGAAGCATTAATACTTGGAGCATTAACACTAGAGCAGACAGAAAAGTATTTTAAAGCTAATTATGACAGTGGCATGAAAGATATAATATCGGATGATTACGAAAAGTGTGTGTGGCTTTTAGCTGACGAAGAATGTGAAATTGTTCCATATATTAAATTATCTGATTTAGAGAATTTAAGGGTAGCAAGTCAAGCTGATGCTGATAAATTTGATAAGAGCTTTGATGAATTCAAGAAAGTCCATAAGTTTGCTGAAAGAGAGAAAGCATATGAAGAGCAGGAAGAAAGAGAAAAAGTAGCAGTAGAAAAATTTAAGAAACTTCCTAAAAAGACTATAAATATTTCTACAAAGGATGGAAGTAAGCTAGTTGGAGCTTTTATATATAAAGGATTTGCAATACATGATTATATTGCTTGTATGGATACCCAAAATCAGCCTATTAAAACAATAACAGTAATTGAAGGCGAAGGAAAAGGGAAGAAGCTATTAGATTGTAATGTTACAGAATATGAGAAATGCATTGATGAAATAAGAGCAGTTATTGGAGATAAGATACTTGAAATGAGTGATTTACCATCAATAAAGCCGATATTAAATAAATATTAGATTGAGGTGAGAGCATGGCTGATATAACTGTAAAAGAAATAACATACACATATCCAACGATAAATTTAGATTTTAAAGAAAAAAGTAAGCAAGACTATGATTTTGTCATATTAGGTTTATACACAGAAAAGTGTGGAGAAGAGTTTAAAGTAAAGAAGATTTATAAAACTAATAAGCAAGGAACAAAAGTTAAGTATGAAGTTATAAAAGATAAAAATGATTTTGCTGATTATATAGAAAAAGTTAAAAAGCTGGTTGATATTCATAAGATAATAGAAGGCTTGATAGAATATTTAAAAGTGAACTATATGAAGATTCAAGGATCGATAATTTTAAATGAGTAAATTAAAAGGTGAGATAAAATTAGGTCAGGATATAAGCAATAAAAATGATTATTGGATTTATGATGAAAATGGATTTATCTGTGGTTCATTAGGAGTAAATGAAGATAAGGTCAAGGAATTAATTAGTATTGCTAATAAAGAAATACCTATGAATGGAATAAAAATAAAGCAAGTACCTTCAGGATTGCCAGTTAATAATGGAATTGAACTAAGGAATATAAATTTGAAAGGAATAGCACTAGATAAAGAAATAAAGAAGCTAGAAGAAGAGTATGGAGAGTTTATGAATGTAATAAATGGAAAAGATAAAGATACATCATTCTATCATGCGGTAGAGGAAGTATTTGATATAGTACAAGCAGCACTAAGAGTTATATTTTTAAAATACAAGAAGAAAGCCAATGCTGTTATGAGACTGTATCAGTATCATGAAATTAAGATTAAGAATAGACCAAGGAATAGGGAGAGGTAAGGAATGATTAAGATAGTAACAGAATTAATGTTAGTAATTTCATTAATATTAACTTTAATAGAGTATAGAAAAACATATAAGCAAAATGAAGAGGTAATTGAAATACTAGAAGAAATGAGAACGGTTAGGAAAAAATTAAGGGATGAGTGCAAAGATTTATTTGATTTAACTAATAGATCACTAATTGAATCACAAAGAGCTGCAATAATAAGTGGAAGTATAATAGAAAAATATGATATATGCATAGGTAAATATAGTCAATATAAAGATGAGCTAAGTAAATATAAAGCAATAATCGATAGATCCAAGAAGATAAGAGTTAAAAGAAAAACTGCTAAAAGAATAATTAGAATTAAGGGTGATAAACATGAGTAAGGATTGTATTGATATGAATAAAATTAATAAGATGATAAATAAAACTGCAGAAGAAACAGCAAAAGGAATTATAGAGGAACTAAGAAATAAGAATATGATAAAAAAAGAATTGAGCTATTATAAGAGGGTAGAACTATTGTTGTATAACTATGAAAATTTGAAAGATGCAGTAAAGCAGAAGGATGAGGATATTAAAGATATAGAAGAAAATGGATTACCACAATCAAGCAAATCAATAGTGGTTTATTCTACATCAGGAGGAAGAATAACAGCAGAGGAAAGATATATTCAACTTAGAGAAAAATACATACTTGAGAAGAAAGAAACAGAGAGAGACATTAGAAGAATAGACAAGGCTTTAAATAAGATTAAAAAGGATAAATACTATAAGATCATAGAGTTGAAATACCTAAAGAGGAATTCTGATGATAATAAAAATGTAACAGATGATTATATTGCGGAACTATTAAGCAAAGATAGAACAACTATTATACGTAATAGAAAGAGACTTATGAATATGCTTGTAACTGTGTTATTTCCTGAGAGTATAAAGGAAATTATATAATATAAAATGCAACAATAGGTACAACAATTAGTGCTATTGAGCATATTAAATATATATAGTAATATGGTATCAAGCAAAAGTTAAGATGAGTTGCCCCAACAAAAGCTATGCATCTATACAATTAAGTATAGGTGCATAGCTTTTATTATTAGGAGGTGAGTACAGTGAAAAGAAAGAAAATAAAGTTAAATGTAAAGTTTGCTAAAGACAAAGTTTTATGCGCTAAATCTCCAATAGAATGCAAACTATGTAGAAACATTAGCACATGTGAACTAATGGAACTGTATTACTATCCCTATGATGGAGCTGAGGACTGCATGAAGCATAGAAGTTATAAGAGAGAACGAGGAGCAATAAGGCAGAACCGTTATGAATAAACGCTTTAAGGTACTTCCTAGGGGGTAGGCGTATAACGGGTCTAGCGATGCCCAGTTTTCATCTCTTTATGAAAAAAATTTTTCGGTACTTCCTTCCGCTTTTTATATTTGAAATTATTTAATTTTAATCAAAAAATATGTGAAAAAATATTATTTAAAAAAGAGGTGATTTTTAAAATTGAATGTAAATCAGAAAGAGCTTGCAACTATTTTAGGAATCACATCTAGAAGAGTTAGACAATTAAGAGAAGAAGGCTTCTTTTCATTTGCTGAAAATGGTAAAAAATATTCGTTAGAAAAATGTGTTCAAGAGTACATTGAATATAAGGTAAAAGCGGAAACGAATTCGGGTACATCTATAGATGTTGAAAGAGAAAAAGCAGAGCATGAACAAATTAAGAAAAATATTTCGAAATTAAAGCTTAGAAAATTAAAAAAAGAACTTCATGAAGCTTCAGATGTTGAATTGTTTTTGAGTGAGATGCTTATTAATTTCAGAAATAGACTATTATCAATTCCAAGTAAAGTTGCAGTACAAATACTAGGAGAAGAAGATGTAAATAGAATTATAGAAACACTGCAGAAAGAAATGTACGAAACATTAGATGAACTATCTGAATATAATCCAGACGAGATAAATAGAGAAAAAAAACTATGATTATGAGGATGATGAAGATGAATGCTAAATATTAAAAATAGGTGATAATTATGGGAAATGAAAGGATACGTTCTAAAGAAAAGACAAGTAATTTATTTAGGAGAGTATTAAAACGTACTCTGTCAAAACCTGAACAACTTACAGTAAGCCAGTGGGCTGAAAAATATAGAGTGTTAGATGAATCCAGCTCACTCCCTGGTAAATGGTCAAATGATGTTACTCCTTATTTAGTTGAAATAATGGATTCATTTAATGATCCGTACATAGAACATATAAATTTCTGTAAACCAACTCAGGTTGGAGGAACGGAAGCATTAATAAATGAACTCGGATGGATTGTTACTCAAAATCCTAGCCCAACTATGATTGTTTATCCTACAGATGATTTAGCTAAAGATGTTTCAAATGATAAATTAAAACCAGCTTTTAGAAAAAGTCCAAGCATAAGAGAAAGATTTTATGAAAATCAATCTAAGGAATTAGGATTAAAGTTTAAGGGAATGAATGTTTATCTTAGAGGTGCTAATTCACCAAGTAAACTGGCATCAAAAGCAATAAAGTTTTTGATGTTTGATGAAATTGACAAAATGGGTGGAGCTTCAAAGAAGGAAGCATCTCCTTACGATTTGGCGCTTGAAAGAACAAAGACATTTAAACATTCAAAGAAAATATATTCATGTTCTACACCTACTTTAAAAGATAACTATGTTTGGAAATTACATGAATCTGCTGAAGAACAAAGACATTATTTTGTTCCATGTCCTCATTGTGGTGAGTTTATTGAACTTAAATGGATTCAGGTAATATTTGATAAAGATAAGGAAAGTAAACTGACTATAGCAGAACGGGCAGCTACTGCTAAATATGTATGTCAGGAATGTGGATGTATTATTGAAGATAGAGAAAAACCAAAGATGTTAAGGAATGGCCAATGGAGAAGTATAAATAAAAAATGTATTGGTAAACCAAAAACAGTATCATTTTGGTTGAATTCACTTTATAGCATATTTGTAACATGGGAAGATATGGCTAAAAAATTTTTAGAGTCTAGAAATGATCCAGATGAACTTCAGAACTTTGTGAATTCATGGTTGGCTGAACCTTGGGAAGATACAAAGTTGAAAACTACTGCTGATTTAGTTCTTGAGAGACAGACAGACTATAAACAGTACATTATTCCAGATTGGGCTAAACTTCTTACAGCAGGAGTGGATGTACAAGAAAATTGTTTGTATTGGAGTATAAGAGCATTTGGGAATTATATAACAAGTCAAAATATATGTCATGGTCAAGCTTTTTCTTTTAGGGAAATAGAAAAAATTATGAATCTTGAATATTGTAAGAAAGATGGAACTAAAATGCTTGTTAATTTAACATTAATAGACTCTGGATATGATTCTGATTCAGTTTATGATTTTGCTGCATCTAATTCAGAATGGTGCCTGCCAGTAAAAGGTGCATCTAATCCGCAGCTGTCACATTATAAATTATCAAAAGTTAATAAAACTGATTCTAAAGCCTATGGAATGAATTTAGTTATAGTTGATGGTGGTAAATATAAGGATATGATTGCTGGACGTATGAAGAAGGAAAATGGAATTGGGTCATGGATGGTTTACAAAGGATGTGATAGAGAATATGCTGAACAAGTTACTGCTGAACATAAGGTGAATGTTAAGAATGGAAATAAGAAGAGTCAACAGTGGGTATTAAAAAAGAGCCATGCAGACAACCATTATTTAGATGCTGAAGTTTATGCTATAGCTGCTGCAGATATAATGGGAGTAAGGACTTTGCATTTAGAAGATGAAGCTCCACAGCAACATAAAAAACAAGAAGAGCAATATGCTCCAGAGGAAAGCTGGATAAAAAGTAATGAAGAATGGATTTAAAGGTGGTGTGTTTTATGGCGGATGATAATAAACTTACAACGCAGGAAATGTTAGAAGAAGTAGATAAGGCTATATATAATGTTTTGGTTGGAGGACAATCATATAAAATTGGTTCCAGACAATTAACTAGAGCAGATTTAAGGATGCTTAAAGAAATGAAAGATGATTTAATGGCACAGGTAGCACAAAATGACAGTCAGTTGTTAGATGATACTTATGTTGCTGTATTTTCTGGAAGGTAGGTGGTTAAATTGAACTGGTTAGATGGTGTTATAAGTTTTGTTTCACCTGAATGGGGGGTTAAAAGAGAAGCTTATAGACAATATTTAGATGAGATTAGAAATTATGATGCTGGGAGTTATGGAAGAACAAATTCTAACTGGAAATCTACAAATCAGTCTGCAGAAATGACGGATAGATATTATAGAGATAATGTAAGAGCTAGATGTAGGGATTTAGAAAGAAACTCTGATATTATGAATTCGGTTGTTGGAGCATTTAAAAGAAATATTATCGGTGGGGGATATACCCTGCAAGCAAAAACATCAGATGATGATATAAACAAAAGCATAGAAGAATTATGGAAAGTTTGGTGCAAGAAAAATAACTGTGATGTTACAGGTACACAGAGTTTTAACCAAATGATAAGGATGGCAGTAGAACGTAAGAAGATAGATGGAGGAATAATATTCTTAAAAAGATATACAAAGGATGGAATTATTCCGTTTCAATTACAGGCTATTGAAGTAGATGAACTTGATATATATCAGATGGTTCCTAAAAACAATAAGAATAAGGTTGTAGGAGGAATTGAGTACAATGAATATAACAAGGCTGTAGGATATTGGATAAAACAATACAGTATAGATGGATTTACAATAGAAAGTCCAATCTATATTGAAGCTAAGTATGTAATATTCTACTATTCTAAAAAAAGGCCAAGTCAAGTGAGAGAAATGTCAGACATGGCTCCTACAATCACAAGAATAAGAGATGCTAATGAATTTATGACTGCGGTATCTGTAAAAGAAAGAATAGCAGCATGCTTATCAGTATTTATAAAGAAAACACTTCCTACAACGGGAATAGGAGGTAGGAACAATATAATTCAATCAAAAAATGATTATGAAGGCAAGACCATTTCGCCGGGAATGATCAAGGAACTTAATGCTGGTGATGAGATACAAGTTGTAAATCCATCTGGTCAAAGTGCAGATGCAACTGGATATATTAAACTTCAACAAAGGTTGATAGGCGCTGGACAAGGAATAAGTTATGAAGCTACATCTAGAGATATGTCAGAAACAAATTATTCTTCCGCAAGACAGGGAACTATAGAAGATGAATTGACGTATGATGAAGATGTTGAGTTGCTTATAGAAAATGTTATAGATGAAGTGTATGAAACTTTTATTATATCGGCATATTTAAGCGGTAAAATTGATTTCAAGGAATTCTGGAATAACAAAGAAATTTATCTAAAACATGAATGGATTAAAGCTCCAAAGAGGTGGATAGATCCACTTAAAGAAGCAAATGCAAATAAAATTGCATTACAAACTGGTCAAAAAACATTCAAACAAATTGCAGCAGAAAACGGTAAGGATTGGAAAGAACAGATTGATGAATTCAATGAAGTATTACAATATGCTAAAGACCAAGGAATTGATTTAGGAGGTGTGATATTTGGAAAGAAGGGGGAAGAACTTTATTATGAGGGACAGTGATGAAAAAAACAACTCAACAAGGGAACTCTTAGTAAATTCTATAAGAGCATTAAAAGGTGAAGGTAATGAAAGAAAATTTGAACTAAGCTTTTCATCAGAGGAACCATATGAAAGATGGTGGGGAACTGAAATTTTAGATCATTCAGATGGAGCAGTCGATTTAACTAGATTAAGTGAAATCGGCTGCTTGTTATTTAATCACAATAGAGATGCTGTTATAGGAAAAGTTAATAAAGTATGGCTTGAAGATAAAAGAGGAAAATCAGAAGTTGAGTTTGATACTGATGAAGAATCAGAAAAAATATATCAAAAAGTTAAATCAGGAACATTAAAAGGTGTTTCAGTTGGATATTGCATTGACTCATGGGAAGAAGTTTCAGCAAATAAAAGTTCTGCTGATGGAAAGTTCATAGGTCCATGTTCAGTTGCTAGGAAATGGACACCATTTGAAATTTCAATTGTAAGTGTGCCTGCAGACCCTACTGTTGGAGTAGGAAGACATGCTGAAAAAAATAATTTAAGAAAAGCTGAAAAGTCGCTTTCGTATTATGAAAAGCAGATTCAGATAAATAACAACAAATCTTTTTTATTAGGAGGTAGGTAGAATGGGACCAAAACAACAAAGACAAGCTAAGGTGTTAAGACAGCAGGAAATTTTAAGTACTGCTAAACAAGGGAAGAGAGATCTTACTGCAGAGGAAAAAGCAGAATTTGACTCATTGCAAAGAGAAATTGAACAATTAACTATTCAAATTGAAAATGAAGAATCAGGAAATGATTCAAATGCTAGAAGCCTGGAGGCAGAAAGAAAAAGATCATCAGAAATAACAACTTTGTGCAGAGAATTTGGAATTGATTCAGCTGAAGATTATATTGCTAACGGAACATCTGTTGATGATGTCAGAAAAGCTATCCTTGAAGGACTTAAAGGAGAAGCAGGACCAATTGCTACAAGAGGAACAGGAGAAACTACTATTATAGCTGATGAACAGGATAAGTTCAGAGCAGCAGCGGCTGATGCATTAATAATGCGTGGCGGAGTCATCATTGATAAACCTGCAGAAGGTGCTAGAGATTTAATGGGTATGTCATTAAGAGATTTGGCAATAGAGACATTGCAAGGCGCAGGAGTATCAGGATTAAACAGAAGATCATCAGAGGAACTTTATGGAATGTTATCAAGACAATTTTATAATCCAACTGCAGCATTTCCAAGCATAATGGATCAAGCAATTAATAAAGCATATGTTGAAGGTCATAACCAGGCACCAGTCACATTTGATGTATGGACTAAAAAAGGAACATTAAAAGATTTTAAGACAGTAGAAAATAATTACTTAGGTGGTCCAGCAGGTGAATTCTTAGAAATACCTGAAGGAGGAGAAATCAAGCACGATAAGCCAACAGATGCAAAGCTTCCAACTAGAAAATTAAAAACGTATGGAAGACAATTCTCTATGACAAGACAGGCTTTTATCAATGATGATATTGATTTTTTATCAAAAATACCAGCTAAATATGCTGCATCAGCTAGAAAGACACAAAATAAACAGGTGTATGAAATACTATTAAATAATCCAGCAATATACGATGGAAAGAATTTATTCAGTGCAGAACATAAAAATGTATTATCTACTGGAACAGGAGTTACAGCAGAAGCAATACAGAAAATATTTATGGCTTTACAATTGCAGACAGATCAATTTGGAGAAGCAATAATTATAAGACCTACTTATATTGTTGTTCCAGTTGGATATTCTTTTGATATGTATACAATATTTGATAGCCCATATATTAATACAACAGGCAACACTCAAGCATCTAATCCACTATACAGATATAGAAATCAAATACAAATTGTTGAAGATGCAACATTAAATGTATTATGCAAAACAGATGCTATTCCATGGTTTGTTATTGGTGATAAGAATGATATAGACTCAATACAAATTGATTACTTAAATGGTCAAGAAATTCCAACTATAAGACGTATGGAAACACCAGGTCAATTAGGATTTGTATGGGATATTTACTTGGATTGGGGGATTTCGGTTATGGATTATAGGGGAATTATTAAGAATCCAGGAACAACACTTAAAAATCCATTATTATAACTAGGAGGTTAGAGTAGTATGAAAGCAACATATGTTCAAAGAGGAGAAACAGTAGATTATACAAATTCTACTAAAGAAAAAATAGAAAATGGGACAGTAGTTTCACTTTCAACAAGAATAGCTGTAGTTGGTGACGATATACAGCCTGAAGGTAAGGGCATACTTCATGTGGTAGGAGTATTTGAGTTAAAAAAAGCAGATTCGGAAAAAATAACACAAGGTGCAGAAGTATATTATGATGCAACACATGATGCGATTACTGCAACTGCAGATTCAAATATACCCGCTGGATATGCAGTTAAAGAAGCTGCTGCCAATGATAAAACTGTAAGTGTAAAATTATTAGGATAAGGTGATATTGATGGATAAGTTGGTAGTAATATCACCTATTTTATTTGAAGCACATTTATATAAAATAGGTGAAGAGCTTCCAGCATCCAATCATGAAATGGTTAAGTTATGGTTGGATAATGGAATGGCTCGGTGGGAAAACAATAATGAAGAAAAAACAGAATCAAATATCCAAGCGATTGGAAATTTAAATGAAAATGTTGATGAGAAAAAAGAAATGGAAGATTACTATACTAATAATATCAATGAGTCTGAATCAGAAAATATTGTTGATATTATTAGTATAGAAAATGATAATAAACAAATAGAATCAAATCAAAAAAGTAATGAAAAAACAATTATAGGAAGAAGAAATAAATGATAAAGGGTTCATTTAAAGATATTTTAAATAATGATCTTGATTCTGTTTTTATAAACAAAGAAGAATTTGCAGAAAGACACTATATTGATGGAGTTTTAAAGACCGTAATAGTTGACAATGAAACTCTAAAAGAGAGAAATCAGAAAGAATATGATGGAATACTTCAAGCAGATATTCTTTATTTTATAAATAGCTCTGATATTAACAGAGAAGTTAAAGTAGGCGATATACAGATGTTTGATGGTTCGTCTTATAGAGTATTCGATGTAAAATATGATAGTGGAATGTATGAAGTTATCTTACAAGGAGCTAGAAACTAATGGCTATTAATTTAAAGATTGATGACAGTGAATTAAAAAAAGCTGTAAGTAAGTTAAGCAATATTCCTAAAGAAATTCCTAAAGCTACTGCAGCTGCTATTAATAGAACACTAACTTTTACAAGAAAAAGGGTTAATCAAGAAGTGCGAAAAACTTATAATGTTAAATCTAGTGATATTACTAAAACATTAGAAATTCATAAAGCTAATTCTAGCAATTTAACTGCTTATATTATAAGTAAAGGTGGAAGACTTACTCTTGGAAGGTTTGCTAGGAATACTGTCAGTTGGAAAAAAGGTAAACCAGTAAAGGTTAAAGTTAAAAAATCAGGAGTTAAGACAGTAAATACAAGTCCCAGAGCATTTATTTCAGGACTTACAGGTAATAATCACATAGTAAAAAGAACAGGTGCAAGTAGATATCCTATAAAGGTTCTGCATACACTTTCTATTCCACAAATGATAAGCAATGATAATGTAAGTGAACGGGTTCAAGAAGAATCTAGCCAAAAGCTTCAGGAAAGAATTAATCATGAAGTTGAGTACAGATTAAACAGATATACAAAGTAAGAGGATTAAATAAATGAATGATTTAAAAGCATTAGATAGTATTACAAAGTTTTTAAAAGAAAATGTTGCAAGCAAATTTAAACTAAAAAAGCCTCCTAATTTTGACATACCAAAAGGTGGATTATCAGAAAATGAAGAGGAAAAGATTAATGGTACTGATTTAGTCAACATAGCAGTATATAGTGGATGGATTCCACCTAAGAATTTTTTAGAATCATATGGATACGATATTCCAGGAATGATAGTTATGCTTGATTATGGTTCTGATGATAATGAGGAAACTCAATTGAATTTTAGAATAAAGATAGTTACTTATGATTTGGGGTTAAGCGATGGAGAAGGTAAGGTTACTCCAAATGCACAAGGATTTAAAGATCTATTGAATATAATAACTAGAATAAGGCTTGAGTTTCAACTAAATCCCGTATTGAATGAATGCCTTATTATAAATAAACCTATTGAATGGAGCATGGATGAAGAACAAAATTATCCCTACTGGAGTGCAAATGTTAAGTTTAAAGGTTCAATAGCTCCATTAAAAACTGATGTTGAACAAATTTTTTTATAAGGTGGTGCTAAAATGACATATAAACATGGACTATATGGTTCGTTAGTTGCAAGTGATGAATCAATATCTACAAGTAAGACAGTGCCTATTTATATAGGAACTGCTCCAATACACAGAGTAAAAAAAGAAAATAGAGTTATAAATAAGCCATTACTTATTAGAAACTCGGAACAGGCTCAGACGAAACTAGGTTATAGAGAAACCGATAATTTTGATGAATTTACATTATCTGCAGTAATGTTTGCTCATTTTTCAAATAAAATCAAACCAATTGGACCAATAGTAGTTATTGTACTAGACACTATAACTAATGCAGACAATACTACTTCTACATTAGACATAATAAATGGAGTTGGAACTATTACAGATAATGTAGTAGTAGATTCCCTTGTTGTAACAGATAAAATATTAGGTACAGACTATGAATTGAAATATAATGAATCAGGAAAATTAGAAGTATCAGAATTAAAAGATCTTGGGGAATCTATTTCAATATCATATAAGAAAGTTGATTCATCTAAAATTAAGCCTGAGAATGTTATTGGATCATATGATGAAGAAAATGAGACAAGGACAGGAATACAAGCGATACAAGATGTTTATGAAGAATTAAATATAATTCCTGAAATATTAGCTGCACCAGGATATTCACATATAAAAGAAATAGAACAGGCTTTAGTTAAAGCCACAGCTAGAATAAGTGACAGATGGGAAGCTATTTGTTATACAGATATTAATTCTGATGAGGCAGATTCAAGGGAAAAAGCACTTAAGTGGAAAGAAACTAATAAATATAATTCTAACTGTGAAAAAACATGTTGGCCAAAATTTAAAACTGGTAATAAAGAGTTGTGGGGATCTATAGTTGCAATAGTCCGAAAACTACAAACTGATATTGAAAATGATGGAATTCCTTATGAAAGTTCATCTAATAAAGCTATAGATATAGATTCTCTAATTGCGAATGGCAAACAAATTAGGTTTGGCCAAGAAAAAGCTAATGAACTTAATGAAAAAGGAATTACAACAGCTATTTATAGTGGTGGAAAATACGTTTTATGGGGGCCACATATGGCGAACTATGATTATGGTTCGACTACTGCTGTTGATGAAATCTTTGATGTTAACATAATGATGAATAAATACTTGCTCAACGACTTTAATTATAGGAATATAGACGTAATTGATAAACCAATGACACGAAATGATGTAGATGCGCTAATTGTATCAGAACAGACTATATTAAATTCATATGTTACAGCTGGACAACTTCTTTATGGTGAAATTGGATTTGTTAATAGTAATAATTCTAGATCTGATATGATACAGGGTGACTTTACGTTTGATACATTAGTAACAAACACACCGCCAGCAAAATCAATAACTCAAAGAGTTAAGTCTACTTCTAAAGGAATTGATAATTTATACACTTCTGAGGAGGATAATCAATAATGAGTACTACAACAAAAGAAATTAAAAACAAAACCATTGATTTTTCCGTATATGTTAGAGATAGTGGTTCAGCCGATAAAATTGGTAATACAACAGATATAACATTACCATCAATTGAAAAAATAACGGATACAATTAAAGGATCTGGAATACTAGGAGAAATAGATATGCCTACATTAGGACAATTAAGTTCTATGGAAACCGAAATTTCAGTTAGAGTATCTGATGAAAAGTTTGCTACATTAGCTGCAGCTAGTAATTTGGAATACAGATGGGTAACTGATGCATATAATACATCCAACGGAAAGGCAAGAGTAGTAGCTAACAAAGCATTTTTGACAGTTGCTAATAAGAAAGCTGATGAAGGTAAAATAGAATCAGGGGCATCACAGGATGGAAGTATATCATTTGAAGTAATTGCATATAAGAGAATATGTGATGGCAAAGAAATAATTAATGTTGATAAATTAAACGGAATATATAAAATAAATGGTAAGGATATGTTTAGCGATATATCACAATATTTATAAAAATAATTTAATTAATAAAAGCTAGGATGAAAAATTCCTGGCTTATTTTATTGGAGGGAAATAACATGGATAAAAAAAATGAAAATACAATGGCAATTACAGGATTAGGAGTATTAACTCTTAGGAAATCAATTTTAATTGATGGTAAAGAAGTAAATGAAATAGAATATGATTTTGATAAATTAACAGGAAGAGATATAGAAGAAGTATTTAAAGAATCAACAAGAAGTGGATATATGGTAAGTGCATCTTATGAATTAGACCCTGTAATTGGAGGAAGAATGTTTGCAAAAGCATCAGATTTGGATTTTTTAGATATATCTAGATTAAAACTTAAGGATTATACGGAGGCTGCAAATATAGCTAGAGCTTTTTTTATAGAAGACTCGGATGGAAACCAAGAAGATCCGAACTAAAAAAGATAGTATCACAAATAACTCTTGAAACGTCAAACTCAAGAAAAGATTGTTATAATATGAGTTTAGAGGATTTGTTTGAATATTACGAGTCACTTGTAGAAGAAAGTGATCGACGAAATGAAGAATATAAAAAAGCTATGAAAAAGAAGGAGTGATGTAATTGGCTACAACACTTCAAACCAATATAGCAATTGGTGGTAAGATAAGCCCTACTTTACAGAAAGCATTTGCTTCAGTTGCTAAATTTGCAAGTGGAACAGTAAATTCCATAAATAAAGTTAATTCAAAGACTGGTTCCGTTACAAGTTATGCATCAAATCAGTTAGATACTATTAGTGGCAAGGTTAAAACTGTTTTAGCTGCTAGTGCTATTGCAGTAGGGGCTAAGAAAATGGGTTCAGCAATGATTGACCAAGCTTCAAGCATGGAACAATATAGAAATACATTAAATATTGTTATGAAAGACCAGAAAAAAGCAGGTGAGATTTTTTCATGGGCTACACAATATGCTAATAAAACTCCTTTTGAAACTGGAGAAATAGTTGATGCTACTGTAAAACTTCAGAGTTATGGCCTAGAAGCTCAAAAAGTATTGCCACTTACAGGAGATATGGCTGGAGCTATGGGAAAATCTATAGACCAAGCAGTTGAAGCAGTTGCAGATGCTCAGACAGGGGAACTTGAACGACTTAAAGAATTTGGAATTACTAAAGATATGATAGTAGCACAAGGAGCTAAAGATTTAGCAGGTATTGAGCTTGTTAATAATAAAGGCCAAATTACAAATCAAAGAGCTTTTAACGCTGCAATGTTTTCTCTTATGAAAGAACGATATAATGGCGCTATGGAAATACAATCTAAAACATTCAAAGGCTTAATGTCTACAACAAGCGGTATTATAAAAAATGGACTAGCTAAAATAGCAGGTATTTCTGATACAGGTGATATTGTTGAAAATTCTGCATTT